AAGCCGATAGAAGAGGAGCACTATGCGGTTGAGAATGAGATATTACTTTGGCGTTCTGTATTGGATCAAGCTATGCAAGACATATCTTATTTAGGAAACGATAAAGAATACATAAAGTTTAGAGAAGATGCTATTCATTGGTTGATTAATGATAGCGATGATTTTGATTTAATATGTGACTTCGCCATGTTGGATCCAGAAAAAGCAAAAGAAGAATTTTTTTATATAGTGAGGATAGNAAATGACAAGCGTAAAAGACATGATTGAATTATCAAAAAAGATTGAAGAAAAAGAAAAGAATGATCCAGTAAATTTTCCAGCACACTATAACAAAGGTGGCATTGGTTGTATTGATGCGATTAAATCTTGTCAAGGAGACGGCTTTAAATATTACCTACAAGCATCAGCTATTAAATATTTATGGAGACATGAACACAAAGGGAAACCAATACAAGATTTAGAAAAAGCTAAATGGTTTATTAATAAATTAATAGAAGTCATACAGGAGAGGGATGATGAGAGTAATAAGAAACACGGAGATAGCACAGAAGGAACTGTCTAAAGAACAAACCTTATGGGTTTATTGTGGATTAGACTGTGCGCTTACTCATGAGATATGGGGTAAGCTATCCAATGAGTTAGACCAAACAACTAGAAAGACATATGAGTTTGAATTGCAGAGTTTAAAACCTGCAATGCATATGATGTTGCGTGGACTTAAAGTTGATGAGAAGAAGGCTGGAGAAATCCGAGCCCCCCTTGTCAAGAACAGAGTATTAGTGGAGAGAATGTTAAATCTTTTTGCTGAAGCTGTATGGGAAAAGGATCTTAACCACAATAGTCCTACGCAATTAAAAAGTTTTTTATATGAATGGTTGGGGCTTCCTCCAGTTATTTCTTATGTTAAAGGTAAACAAAAAGTATCTACAGATAAAGAAGCATTAGAACATTTAAGAAAAGAATACCCACGTGCTCGTCCTTTTTGTAATTCTATTTTAGCTTTGAGAGATATAGATAAACAATTAAATATTCTTAATTGTAAAAGAGATGAAGATGGTAGACTTCGTACTTCATTTAAAGTAGCTGGTACTGAGACAGGCAGATGGGCAAGTTCAGAAAGTCCTTGGAGTACAGGAACTAACTTACAAAATATTACAAAGGATATGCGTGAAATATTTGTACCCGATGAAGGTAACATTTTATTTTATGCTGACTTAGAACAAGCAGAATCTAGAGTTACTGCATATGTAGCAGGTGATGAAGGATATGTAAATGCGTGTGAAGGAGAAGACTTACATACTCAAGTAGTTAAAATGGTGTGGCCCAATATGGGTTGGTCTTCTGACTTAGCACAAAATAGAGAATTAGCTGATCGTCCTTACATAGGACATTTTAGTTATAGAGATATGTGTAAACGAGCAGGACATGGAACTAATTATGGTTTATCTGCTACATCTTTAGGTAGACATTTAAAGATTAAGATTTCACATGCAACGAGGTTTCAATTACTTTACTATGGTGGAGTAGTTGCGTTGTCATCATTGGAGAGGTGGCACAAACAAGACAAGGAAGGTGGTTTCCAAGAACTAATTGATGGGGGCACGATTATAGGGACTGGTGCATCTTCCTTAGTCAAAATACAAGGAGCATTTCCTGGCATTAGAAAGTGGCATGATAATACTGCCAAGCAATTACAACTAGAAGGCACACTTACAACTCCACTAGGTAGACGTAGACAATTCTGGGGCAGACTAGATGATGCTACAACATTACGTAAAGCAATTGCATATATTCCTCAATCAACTATTGGAGATTTATTAAACTTAGGATTGTATCGTGTATGGAATGAATTAAATAATGAAGGCGTAGAAATATTAGGACAAGTACATGATGCGATATTGGGTCAGTTTCCTATTGGAAAAGAAAAAGAAATTATCCCTAAGATATTAGCTTGTATGAAAAATCCTATACAAGTAAATGAAAAAGAAATGATTATTCCTTCTGATTGTGAGACAGGTCTCGATTGGAAGAACATGAAGAAATGGAAACCACATGAGTAGAAACTATACAGATTTTATAAAGGCATCAGTAGATGCAGTAGCAGATAGCCCAATACCAAAACCATTTGCACAATGGAGCGCATTAAGTGCAGTAGCTGGGGCTATGGGTAGACGTGTGTGGTATCCAATGGCTAACTATGATATTAGATCCAACTTATTTGTAGTATTAATTGCCCCTCCAGGACGAAACAAATCAGTAAGTTTAATACTACCATTCACAAAAATATTTAGTAAATTAACCACACCTGTGGGCACTACTGAAGATGATCAAAATTTTAATTCTGGATTAGATCAGTATGGCTTACGTAATTATCCACTGTATGTGATACAAGATAGAATTACTCCAGAAAAATTAGCAGTAGATATGACTAAGATTACTAGATTAGATTTAAGATTATCAACACCTGCGTTGGATGAATTTTATGATTCATCAATGACATTAGTTACATCAGAATTTGGTACGTTTATGGGTAGGCATGAGAGATATCTTCAAATGTTTATGACAGATATGTGGGATTCTAAAGAAGAATATAGTCACAAGACTAAAACATCTGGGGAATATATTATAAAAGGCCCATGTCTTAATTGGTTAGCTTGTGCTACACCAGAACAATTTGTAGATAATTTACCAGAAGATGCAAGATCTCAAGGATTATTATCTCGTATGCTTCCTATCTATTATGACGGAGAAAGGATACCTCAATCATTAATTCAAAAAAGAGTTAGTGGAAATACTATAGATAATTTAAGAGAAGACTTAGCTGATATATCTAAGATGTATGGGCCAATGACTTTTGATGAAGATTGTTTTAAAATTGTAGATGAAGATATAAAAGCTGGCATACCACCAGAGCCTACTGATAATCATTTATCTGAATATGTACAACGTAGAGTGTCTCACTTTATTAAAGTTGCTATTGCTGTCTCTGCTTCAAGGAGGGGCACCCGTAAGATAATGTTAGAAGATTGGGAATTTACAAAAGAATTAATGTTTGCGGCTGAAGAACAAATGCCTAAAGCTTTAGAAGGTTTTGGTATGGGTCGCACAGGTCGTATTGCACATGACATGGTAACGTGGTTGCATGGTACACTATTTAATAATGGAAGAAGTCATATGCTTTTGAAATTATTTAAACGAGAATTGCTGAGAAAGATTCCAAATCCTGGTGAGTTAGAACAAACCATCAAGGCTATGGAAGATTCTGGTTACATAAAACTAGAAGGGAATGTGGTTTTTCCATGTCGAAAAGACGTTTAGTAATCAGTAAATTGCAATGGGCAAAGGCTCTTGATGAACGCCCGTCATTTATACCCTCTCCAAGGTTGACAGGTGTGAAGAGAGCTGGAGTCTTGTATGAAAAAAGAGTGGCCGAATATATGAAAGCTATCTATGGAGAAGATAATGTTTTGCATGGTCAATGGTATAATTATAAGGATAGAAGAGGCGTAGGTTATTGCCAATCTGATATAGTTATTTTACCACACGGAGATAATAAAGAAATAATAATAATGGAGTGTAAGCTTAAGTCTAGGAAAATAGCCCAAATTCAATTAAGGTATTTATATAGACCAATTATACAACACCTATACCCAGACAGTCCCATTATAATGGTACAAGTTTGTAAGTTTTTAAACAAGGAAATCAAGGGAGTTATCATAGATGATACCAATGACTTGTATAAACAAGATTTATCTACATTATATTTGAGGACTTTTGTATAATGTTGTGGACAGATCTTTACCAATATGATATAATATACTTTCGTCACATCTATAATATAACTTTTAAACTAGAGGAATTCTATGACCAATAACCATCTGCCTACGCAATACCAACAATTTATACACACATCTAGATATGCTAGATTTATAGATGAAGAAAAAAGAAGAGAAACGTGGGGAGAAACTGTAAGCAGGTACGTTGGTTTTGTTGTTAATCATATTGAAACTAATTTTAAATATAAATTAAATAATAAAATAAAAGAAGAATTGTTAGATGCTATATTATCTTTAAAAGTTATGCCATCAATGAGAGCTCTTATGACGGCAGGGCCTGCATTGGAAAGAGACAATACAGCAGGATATAATTGTAGCTACATACCGATAGATCATATAAGATCTTTTGATGAAGTTATGTATATTCTTTTATGTGGAACAGGTGTAGGATTTTCTGTTGAAAGAAGCAACACTGAAAAGTTACCCATAGTTGCAGAAGAGTTTGAAGATAGTGATACAATAATTGCAGTTCAAGACAGTAAAGCAGGTTGGGCAAGAGCATTTAGAGAATTGATTGCCATGTTATATTCTGGACAAGTTCCAAAAATAGATGTAACTAGAGTGCGCCCTGCTGGTTCACGTTTAAAAACTTTTGGAGGAAGGGCAAGTGGCCCTCAACCTTTAATTAGTTTATTTGATTTTACTATTAAGACTTTTAAAAATGCGGCAGGCAGACAACTTAATTCTTTAGAATGTCATGATGTTGTTTGTAAAGTTGGTGAGATAGTTGTTGTTGGAGGAGTAAGAAGATCTGCTTTAATATCTCTTAGTAACTTACAAGATGATAGGATGCGTAGTGCTAAGACAGGACAATGGTGGTTAGAAGAAGGCCAACGTGCCCTCTCTAATAACTCAGCAACATATACAAGTAAACCAGATATGTCTGTATTTATTAAAGAATGGAAAAGTTTATATGATTCTAAATCTGGAGAACGTGGCATTTTTAATAGGCAAGCCGCCAAAAATAAAGCATCTGAAAATAATAGAAGAGATATTGAATGGGACTTTGGTACTAACCCTTGCTCTGAAATTATCTTAAGACCTTATCAGTTTTGTAATTTAACCGAAGTAGTTATTCGTGCTACTGATAGTGAGAAAGATCTCTTAGCTAAAGTGAGAGCGGCCACTATACTTGGAACTTTTCAATCTACTTTTACTGACTTTAAATACCTTCGTAAAATATGGAAACAAAATACTGAAGAAGAAAGATTACTTGGTGTATCTTTAACAGGTATCATGGACAATAGACTTACTAGCAATCCTAAAAAAGAATTACTTATGAAGCTGAGAAAAGAAGCCGTTGATACTAACAAAGAGTTTTCTAAAAAATTAGGAATACCACAATCAACAGCTATTACTTGTGTTAAACCTAGTGGTACTGTCAGTCAACTTGTTGATAGTGCATCTGGTATACACAGTAGACACAACCAATATTATATAAGAACAGTTAGAGGAGATAAGAAAGATCCTTTAACAGCCTTGATGATTGATAAAGGAATACCATACGAACCAGACATTACTAAACCCGATTCAGTTGTAGTCTTTTCATTTCCAATGCAAGCACCAAATGATTGTATAACTAGAAATGATTTAACAGCAATAGATCAATTAGAAACATGGCTAATATATCAACGGTATTGGTGTGAACACAAACCTTCATGTACTGTATCAGTAAGAGAGCATGAGTGGTTGGATGTGGGAGCATGGGTATACAAATACTTTGATGAGATATCTGGTATAAGTTTTTTACCATACTCTGATCATGTATATCAACAAGCACCCTATCAAGATATAGATAAGAATCAATATTTAGAGGCNANAAAAGACATGCCACAGCATATTGATTGGAGAGAATTAAGTAATTATGAGGAAGAGGACAACACAACAGGATCACAGGAGTTNGCTTGTAGTTCTGGAGTGTGTGAAATAGTTGACATATCGACGAAATAACCCTTGACTTAAACCCCCTTGTCGTGGTATAATACGAATTAAGGGGGGCACAAGGGGCGAATTAATTTCGGTTAGTTTGCCCCTAGCTTTTTATAGGAGACAAATATGAAATATCACCCTGACTACCCATTGGCTACTAAGCCAATAGAGAAATTTACCCAGAAACAATTAGATAAATTAAAAAAAGAAAAGCAAGAAGCTATGTCTTCTTCTTATAAATTATCTAGAAAACTAGGCAAGAGAGACAAAGATCACGCAGAACATTATAGAAATTATTTAGATGCTAAGAGTGACTTAGCTGATATAAGAAAGTATGAGAGAACTGGAGAGTGGCATGGAAACATACCCACTAATCCTTCAAAAGAAATTTACTATAGAGTAGTAGCCGAAGCATATAACGATGATGGTTCTTTAAAGGGGGCACCAAAGGGAGCACTTGTTGATAGCTTCGGTCGAATTGTAAACGATTCGGATGTTAAAAAATGATACAGGAGATAACATATGATAGAGAAAATACAAGAAGCAGTAAATGCAGTAGTACTTGCCAACGGTAATAAAGCTGAAGCGGCAAAAACTTTAGGCATTCCACGAACTACCTTATTAGGTAGATTGGATACCGCTGAGAGGGAAGGTATTGCACCTAGTGTTAATGCCCCCGATACATCAGCAGCATTGGTTGAACAAAAGATGTCTTATGATTTACAGATTTCTGAATTAAAAAGACAAGTAAAAGAATTAGCTTTAGATAATATAACCGCAGAACAAATACGCAAAACAGTATTTGAATTAAAAAACAGAGAGGCTAAGCCACCTAAATGGTTGGTTAAATCTAGTCCTTCTAAAGGGGCACCTGGTGTTCCTACTTTGTTCTTATCTGATTTACATTGGGGAGAAGTTGTTAATCCTGCTGAAGTAAATTATCTAAACTCTTTTGATAGAGATATTGCTAAGAAAAGATTGAAGAGTACTATAGAATCTACAATTGATTTGTGTACAAACCATATGGTTAATCCAAAATATCCAGGCATTGTTGTAGCTCTAGGTGGTGACATGATATCTGGACACATACATGAAGAACTTGCAGAGACAAATGATGGTACTAATATTGAACATGTGCTTGAACTGTTTGATCATTTAACGTGGGCTATTGATTCATTAGCTGATGTATTTGGTAAAGTATTTGTACCTTGTGCATTTGGTAATCATGGCAGGATGTTTAAACAATACAGACACAAACAAGCGGCGGCAACTAGCTTTGACTGGATGCTATATACAATGCTTGAAAAACATTATACTAATGCAAAAGATACTAGAGTACAATTTCAAATACCATTTGGTTTTGATGCTTACTATAAAGTCTATAGTGTTAATTATTTACTGACACATGGAGATAGGCTTGGTGTTAAAGGGGGCAGTGGAGTGGTTGGTATGTTAGGCCCAATCGCTAGAGGAGTTGCCAAAGTAAAGACCGAGTATGCTACACAAAAGAAACCAATTGATTATGTAGTTATGGGACATTGGCATCAATACCTGTCGTTAAAAGGTATCATTGTTAATGGTTCTCTTAAAGGATATGACGAGTATGCTATGAGTAATAGGTTTTCATATGAAGAACCTAGGCAAGCGCTTTGGTTTACTCACCCAAAACATGGCATAACTTTTCAAGTGCCTGTTATTTCAGAATATAACCCAGCAAAAAAGCCAAAATCGGAGTGGGTACAATGGGCATAAGACCTTGCAAGTGCCCCCTTTATTTGGTATAATAGAGAAAGGAAATACTATGAGCGAAGACAGTCAAAAAGAAATCATAAAAGGATTTCAAATACCTTACCCAGAATTTGGTATCGTGCCTAAAGTTATAATAAAAGGTGATGCGATTAAGGTTCCAGGAACTGAGGGAAACCCTTCAATAACTATTGTCAATGAAGGAGATAAAACTGAATGACTTGTGCTAGGTGTGGACATGAATGTCATTGTAGTAATGGCAGTTCTTGCAGAACTACACCATGTCAATGTTTAAATTGTGAGCATGAAGTTGTAGAGGATAATCATGTTGATGAATAGCGTGGGTGGTATGTTTAAAGCTTTGGCTGATTTACTTAATAAGAAATCGTTTGATAAAAACGAGATTAAAAAAATGAAGAAAAGGAGAACTAATGTTAGAAAAAATAAAAGAAAAACTCGTTGAGTTATTTGATAAGATAAAAGAAAAATTAGGCTGTTAATATGCCATTTGAAATGATTACCATGCTCGGTTCTACCGTCTTAGGTGGGCTTATGAGTATATGGTCACAGAATATAAAAGCTAAACAAGCTGAACAAAAGATGCTTATAGCTAGATCTAAAGTACAAACAGCAGCTTTTAAAGAAGCAAGAGAATATGAGAACGTAGGATTTCAATGGACTAGAAGAATCATAGCATTGACTGCTGTATTCGCTATTGTAGTCTTACCAAAAATTTTACCATTGGTGACTCCTGATGCTCATGTTATTGTTGGATATACAGAATTTAAACCTGGATTCTTATTCATTGAGGGTAAAGATATAATGAAGTGGGTTCCTATGGCACACAAAGGAATTGTTATTACTCCATTAGATACTAATTTAGTATCAGCTATTATTGGTTTATATTTTGGTGGTTCATTAGTTAAAAAATGATTTGGGTATTGTCGGTGTGGATGGTATTCGTTGATGTACCGCAACCGATTACGCAAGTTTGGCAGCATGCTCGTTTCGAAACACGAGCAGATTGTCATGAGTATATAGCAGGAAATAAGGTTAAAATTGTTGACAGTATATTGGAACAATTTAGAAATCATGAAGGAAATCTTTTAGAAAATTTTGAATTTTTCTGTGAGAATATAGTAACAGGCCCAGAAGTTTAATTAAAAAAAAAGGAGACAAAAATGTCAGAAGAAAAAAAACCAACAAATGAACAGGTAGTTGTTCAAGATCTTGTAAATCAATTACAAGAGAAAGAATCAATTATAATTAATTTGAGAGTAACGATTGCACAACTTAAAGTTGAAATAGCAGAAGCTCAAGAGAAAAAATCTACTGAAGACAAAGCTGAAGACAAAGCTAAAGACAAAACTAATTAACACCCATTTGTTTATACATGTCTTGCTTTT